CAACTGCGCCATGTCGTCCATGATTTGCTTGGATGCTTTGAACATGTGCGCGATAGTTTGAACCGGGGTGATCTTGCTTCCGAACTCGATGTCGCTGTAGGGCTTGCCGCCTACAGGGTTCTCCCCTACCGCCGCTGCGTTATTAGTAAAGCCAGTTTGCTGTACCCAGAAGATTGCAGGTGAGGTGGTGCGGCCTGGTGCAATCAGGTCACGGATGAACAGGCGCTGCTTTGGCATCACGTCAACACCTGGCAGGCGCTGAGGCTCCACAATCCCCTCGCCTACATCAGCGCTGGTCAATGCGGCACGCGGAATGCTGACGTTGACACGCTTGCCACCCTCAACGCTGGCAGCAAACGCTTTCAGCAGGTCAGACTCGGCCACCAGTGAGCCGGCCGTTTTCACGGTGGCAGCAGCGCGATTGATCGGCATCCGAGCGTATTCTTGTTCCAGCTCGCCCAGGCTCGCCTTGAGGGTGTTGATTGATTCCTGAAGACCGTTCTGCGTGGTCATGAGCCGATCAACAGCTTCCTTTGTCTCTGCAGACAGTTGGCCACTTCGCTTGGCTTCTGCCAGTGCGTCTTCGGACTTTTTGTTCAGCTCGTTCTGAACGTCATTAAGCGCCTTAGTGGCATCCGCCAGCAGCTGCGCATTCGTTTTATCAGACATGACTTGTCTCCGGTGTCTGCTTAAGGTTGGCTACCGCTTGCTGAAACGCGGCGTAGGCTTCGGCCGTATCGGCCTCGTTTTCGGCAGCGCCGGGCGTACCGTGATTGACAGCGCTGGGCGTGTCAGATTTTAGGGCTTGCATGAGTGCGCGGCGTTCGCTTCTAGGCACCCCCGCTTTAGCCATGGCAACGTCCATTTTTCGAGCAGCTAATTTGCTGTCCTTATAGGCGTTGGCCGTTTCTTGAACGGTGTCGGAGGGTAGTAGGTTGTCAGCCCATCCCAGATCAACGGCTTCGGTCCCACCAATCCATGTCTCGTCATCCATTGAGGATTGGATGCTTTGAACCTCAATCCCTGTGCGGGCTTGGTAGATGTCTGCAATGGTCTGGTCGAACGGTTCGAGCCAGTCCGCAATTTCACGCAGATCGTTGCGGTTACCCATCGCCATAACCCATGCGTTGTGGATCATGAAGAAGGCGGCGCGGCCAATCTGAATCTCATCCCCCGCCATAGCGATAAAGCTGGCAGCACTGGCGGCAATACCCATCACGCGCACCGTGACGCGGCCCTTGTGCTCGCGCAGGAGGTTGTAAATTGCGAGGCCCTCAAAGACATCACCACCAGGGCTATTGATGTTGACGATCACGTCACCCGAGCCAATAGAGCGCAGCGCCCCACCAATCCGCTTGGCGGTTACGCCATCGCCCCATATGTCATAGCCAATGGGGTCGTAAATTGTGATGGTGTTGTCGCTACTGTCGTCCTGTGCGTAAAGACCGGGATTCCAACGCTCTAGGGCGCGAGGAGAAATATCGCAGTACATGCCCGCACGCGGGCGAGCCTCCGGCGCGGCCGGAAGATTCTTGAGAGTCATCGGGGTAGCTCCGAAGGTTATGCTGGGGGCTTTTCGTCGTCGGCGGCTTTTAGCCAGTCACGCAAAGCAGCGCGGGCGCGCTCACTGTCGTTTTGACCTTGCTGGCCAAGCTCATCAAGCGGTATGAGGTTTGACTGAACGGTGTATTTTTCGCCCCCTGGAATTTCGGGTTGATTCTCCAAGCGGGCGACGGTGTTGCGATTCATCCAGCCATTTTGCAAGGCGCTGGCGTACCATTCCCGTCGGGTTGCTAAATCCCCACGCAGGAGGCCTTCTACGCTGAACTCGCAGTAGTAATCATCGCTATCGTCCAACAGGCAGCGGTTAAATTCTTGCTCGATGTTCTCCAAAATGGGCCGTAGGGTATTAGTTAAAAACTGGAGGTTCATGCCCTCAACGCTAGACGCCCAGGAGCTTTGCTTGTCCATGTGGCCCACCATAAACGGCGGCACCCGGAACCAGCGGCATATTTCTTCAATACCAAAAGAGCGGGTTTCGAGCATCTGAGCCGCTTCAGGGTTCATAGTGATGCTTTGGTACTTCATGCCCGCTTCGGCCACCATGACCTTGCCGGCATTTTTTGAGCTCATGAATCGCTCAAGGTTTTTTCTCAGCGCTTCGCGCTGCTCTTCCTTTAGTGTGCTTTCAGCACTCAGAATGCCAGACGCCTGCATGCCTTGAGCAAACACTTTGTAGGCGGCTTCATCTGCAGACATAGCGCCGCCAAAGATGTCGCGCCCGGTCTTTACGGGCAGCATCCCGCATACACCATCCAACCCAAACCCACGGATATGCATGATGTCTTTTTCAGCAATCTCACGGGGCTTTCCGTTCTCGGTGTATTTGTACTGTAGCTTTCCACTTTCGAGACGCTTCACCACCATGTTCTGGGGCAGGAGCGGAATCAGTGCCACGACTCGATTGCCGATACGGCGCTTTTCTACAAACGCGTTACCCCATAGACAAATGCTGGCAACGATCATCAGCATGTAGCGCGCCGTGGTCATTTCAGCGTTTGGCCGCTTGGTGATTATCCGGTATAGCGGATGATCTGACGCGGCCTCACGGCTGCCGTCGGCATTACGTCGATAGATACGCACGGGCAGCGTGGAAACGGTTTCAGATAGGAGGCGCACGCAAGCCCACGCTGCGGATAGCTGCATGGTGCTATTAACGGTTACATTTTTTCCGCTTGAGGATTCACCCTGCCATTCTGACCAGAATTCGCCTGTTGTTAGGCTGATCGGGACGCCCAACCAATTTAGCAAGGCTGCCTTGACCCGACCGGGTTTCTCTTTTGACATCAGATTCCCACCATTATCGGGTTGTCTACGAAACCATCGAGATCTTCGTGGTCTGCCTGAGCTGCATTCATCGCGCGTCCAATCGCCATGATCAAAGCAACAGCGCCATCTATTTTGTTGTGGCTGCCCTGCTTGATCGGGCGCACCACGTCATCATTGCCAGGTAGGTATTTGCCCACGACGTTGCCCACGCACCAAGTCATGATGGGGTGTCCATCGTGATGAAAGCGGCCGGTTAGGATCGCCGCCTCGAGCTCTTTCATGGGGTCTGACATGTGGGTGTAACTTTGCTGGAGGGTGACCGGGTTCATTCCCGCGTCATCCAGTTGGTGCGAAAGGTTCGCCGCGCCGTGTGGGTCAATGCCTGACTCCTGCGCCGGGGCTTCTTCGTGAGCCTCGGTCGCTTGCGCCAGCACTTCGCGGTAGTCGATCTCTGCGCCGTCGGTGCTTTCAAGCTGTCGAGCTTCGACCCAGCCCTTATACCGTTCAGCCGTGCGTCGGTCGTCGTTGTTGAATACCGTGTCCTCAGGCACCCAGAACGTGGGCGCGATGCAGTAGTAATGCGTCTTGCCGTCGATCTGTTTAACGAACACGCGGACCATGCCAGTGAGGTCAAGCTTTCTCGCTAGGTCAAAGCCGTAGTAGCAATCGACGCCTTTAAAGTCGTTGACGTTTAGCTTTGAGTCCTCGCATTTGCGCCAGGACTCCATGTTGTAAAAGCCCTCTTTCGAGGAGACCCATACATTCAGGTGCTTGGTTTTGATCCGGTTGGCAGTACGTGCCCTGGCTACTGCTGTCGCTATCTGGCTCTTTAGCCAGTCCAGACCTACGGATACGTCAGCGTTGGGGTTGGCTTTTAATAGCGCTGCTTCGCTGGTCCAGTCATCGCCCGGGTCGATGGTGTAAATTAGGGCAAACAGTTCGTCGTCCTGCTGGGTGCCATCGAGCATTTCGAGGCAGCGTTCACGGTGCGCATAGCAGGGCCCAGCTATATCGAAGCCCGCTGTAGTAATGGCCAGTATCAGTGGCTGGGTACGGGCACCCATGCCCGAGATCATTGTGTCGTACAGGCTGGAATCTTGGTGCTCGTGGTACTCATCAATGATGGCCATGCTTGGGCTTGAGCCGTCGCCCGGGTCACCGATCACCGGCTCGAACTTGCTGCCGTCGGTGCGCTCTAACTTCTTAGCCCATACCACTACACCGAACTTCTTACGTAGTCCGGGCAGCTTCTTAGCCATTGCTAATGCTGGTTTAAATACTTCCCACGCCTGCTTCTCACTTGTCGCGCCGCAATACACCTCTGCGCCGTATTCGTTATCGGCACAGAATGAATAGATCCCCGAAGCGGCGGCGATGATTGACTTGCCGTTCTTGCGAGGCACCTCAACGTAGGCTTCACGAAACCGGCGCGTTTTGTCCTTCTTACGCACCCACCCGAAGATCATGGAGAACAGAAACAATTGCCACGGTTCAAGAACTAGGCGCTGTTTCTGCCGCGCCCAGCGGTCCTTCGTGTGGGGCATTTTCTGGATGAAGCGGCAAACGCGCTCGGCTAGATCACGGTCGAATCGGTAGGGATAGCTCTTGGCCTTACTGGCTTTCACATCATTCAGGTGTCGGGCGCAGGCCTGCTTGACGTAAATGCAAGCCGGTATCCGGCCGCCTACCACGTCACGCGCGTACTTCTGCGCCGCGTTGACGTTAGGGTATGCGGCCATGTGTCAGAACTCGCTAAAGTCGTCGTCCTCGCTGGGCTGATCTCCACCGTCACCGGCGCCCATCATGCGCAGCCGGGTCAGCGGGTCGAGCCCCAACAGTGAACCCAAGCGCGAGAGTTGGGCGATGGCATCGTTGCGGGCGGCGACGTAGGGACTTTTCTTGATGCTGCCGTCGCTGGTGGCCACGACCATGCCGCCGTCGTCTGCTGCCCAGTCCGTTATTTTCAGATCGGCGGTGATCATGTACGAGAAGCTGTTGCAGTACGCCAGCAGCAGTGGAGCATCCTCAGGCTCAAACGTGCCGCGCTCGATCAGGATCTTGCTTTGACTTTTCCAGAGCCGGACCGCGTTTTCATCGATCAGCTCAGGCGGCGGGGCGATGCGCGAAATAGAGCTTTGCAGCTTCATATCCGCCTTGCGCTTTCGCCCACCGCCCGAAGCCCGAACCGGAGCATTGCTATTGGCCATACCCGCTCCAGAAAATTTTCCTTATTTCTCGCGTAAAAAAATCGACTTGAGGGTGCGGTGTCCGCTGGTGAGGGCTGTAGAGATTTACCCACCCCCTCCCCCTGCTAGCCGCCGCGCTGCCGCGCCCTGAGCGCCTCAGCCTGCGTCTTTTCCTTGTGGCACGATGCGCATAGGGCCTCAAGGTTAGAGGGCACAGTCAGCCCGCCCTCGGCCTCTGGCTTGATGTGATCCACTGACTGAAAAGGCGTCACCCTGCCCTGCCGCTTGCACTCTTGGCACAGGTAGCGGTCACGCTCTGCCACTGCATCACGCATCCGACGCCACGCGCGACCACCACGACCACGACCTGCACGGCCACGGCTCCAAGCTTTGGCCTGATCTGCATGTTCATCGCAGTAGCCATGGGCATGTCGTGTGGTGCGGCGACATAGCTTGTCGCGGCAAGGTGTTGGGGTGCGGGCAGGCATCAATCAGTCTCGTCGGGGTCTAGGTAGGTCGAAGGCACGCCGCCGCTGTCCAGGTCTTCGGCCTCTTGGGAGAACAGATAGTCGATGACCTGCTGGTTACTATCGGCCAAGCGGTTGATGGCGTCGGCCTGCTCTTTCAGTGCCACCACCAGATTGGCTATTTCGCTTTGCGCGCCGCCTTTCTCCAGCTTTCTGTTTGGCATCTAGTACCTCCTGAAAGTTAGGCGTCTGTATTCTATTTTGGTATTGCTCACGATAGAGGAATGAATACATCGTATTGATAGCAGCCCATAGCTCATCCATGGCGCGCCCGTATCGCTTTCGATAGAACCTCCCAGCGGCT